CGCGAGCGCCACACCGCGGCCCGCCGAATCCGTGAACGAAACCGAATCGCTCGACGCACGCGACCGTGCCGTTGCATTGCGGACAGCGGTATCGCTGAAAGACTGACTGTCCGATATGCTGCGGGGCGCGCCGACCAAACGCGCCAGCGAGTCACTGAACGAAGCCGAATCGGAAGAGCTTCGCGCGAGCGCCACACCGCGGCTCGCCGAATCGCTGAACGAAGCCGAGTCGCTTGAGCTGCGCGCGAACGCCATCGCGCTGCGTACGGCGGTATCACTGAACGATTGGCTGTCCGATGCGCTGCGAGGTGCGCCGACCGCGCGCGCCGCCGAATCGCTGAACGAAGCCGAGTCGCTTGAGGTCCGTGCGACGGCGACGTTCTGTATCGCCGACTCCAAACCCCCAAGAAGCTCCTCGGAAAATTGCGCGGGCAGCGAGTAACCAGATGTTCCGAACAGCTCGAGAATTGTTTGCAGTTCCGGGTCAAAAAGCGTCGGCTTCGGAATAAAGAAATCGACCGCGCTGCTCACGCTGCCGAGCAGATCATCGTCAAACCGCCCAAGCGGTGGAGCTGCGCCGTCGAACTTATCCAAGGCACCCGTGAACTGTGCATCGAATAGACCAAGCGTCGCCATCTTTTTACCGTTTAGGCATACTCTTCGATGATGATCACGCCGGCGCCGCTTGCGCCTCCGGCCTGCGCCGTAGCTGTGGCAAGCGTGCAGCTTCCGCCACCGCCGCCCCCGAATCCGACGGCAGCTCGTCCGGGCGTTAGGTTGGCTATCGCCGACCCACCGCCGGCACCATATGCCGTGGAACCACCGGCGCCACCTTGCGCTGATGTCGCGGAAGAGATACCCGTTTGCCCTGGTGCTCCGGCGCCATTCAGATCGCCGTTGGTCGACTGCGCAGATTCTGCTCCGCCCGCCACCGAAGTGGCGGCCACCGCAAGCGCGCCAGCCGTTCCAGCCTTGGCCGTGATCAGAGTCGTACCATCGGTGAAGGTCGTGGCGTTTCCAGCGGTGCCAGCCGCGCCGGATGTGCCGTTCACCGAGGCACCGATCGCTACGGTGTAGGTCGTGTTCGGCGTCTGGTTGGTATAAAGTTTCTCGACATATCCGCCGGCACCGCCGCCGCTACCAGCCGTGCTGGCGGTCGCGGGATTTCCTCCTCCCGAACCGCCGCTTCCGATACAACGAACCCGTAGAGTTCTTGTTGCTGCACCACTCACGTGCGTCGTTCCGGACGTTTTCACCGTCACGGAGAGCAACCGACCCGCCGTTGCTGATAGCTTGAGTCCGCCTGAGGCATCCAACACCTGGAAGCCAAGCGTGTCGAAATACTGGATCGTTTCGCCGGCAAGGAGCGTGTATTTGAAGAGAACAGCCACATTCGTTCCGTCCGTGTGCTGGATCGTGATCGTGCAGGACGAGGACGCATGCTCGTTAAAGACCGTCAGCGATTTGACGTTCCTCTGCGTCGACGCTCCCGGAGAGCCGACCCCTGTCGTCGTGGTCGCGGCTGTGATGCGAGTATTTGTGCGACCGGGCGTGACTGATCCCGAGGCGTAGTCCATGTAAGACGCATGCACATCGATTGTGCTCACCGCCTGCCCGGTGACGATCTGAATCAGGTCGCTCGTGCTGGTCAAAAGAAGCATTGGGTTGTCCGTCCTTCGAACTCGACGTTTAGAAGTTAATGGTCCAGGTGATGCTGATGGTGTCCCCGTTGGCGTTGACTGTGGCCGTAGAGCTGAGCAAAGTCTCGAGCACAAGCGTGCCGGCGGACGAGGCATTGAATAGCCCCACCTTGGCGATGACCTTGCTCGAGGAACCTGTGTAGGTGAAGGTTTTGGTGAACGTGGTCGTGCTTGAGGCTGCCGTATGCGAATGTGATGCTGACGCGCGGGCTAGGCCGTTGGTCGTTTCTTCGCTCGTGAGCGTGGTGTCGGTCGCGCCTGGCGCGGTGGCGTCCGTGGTTAGGCCGATGAAGGTGGCACCGGCTCCGCCGGGTGAAGTAGTGAATAATTGCGTGTCCCAAAAATCCGCACCGCCATTCACGCGCATGTTCGTCGTCTTGCTGCGGCTTTTGACGTTGCCGGCCTTGTCGCGCACCACTACTTCCACCACGTTGCGCAACCTCAAATGATCCTGCGCCGCGCGGCTCTTACGTGTGAAGGCTCCAACGAGTTCGCTGAAGTTCAATCGTTCGATCATTTCATTTGCTCCCTCAACGCGTAGGTGAGAAGTCGACGACGCGCTGGCTCCAAATTAAAGTCTGTGTGTGGTCCGGAATCGGATTGATGACCAAATGGCTGACCGATTCGCGGTTCTGATACCAGGTACTGACGAGCTGCATCATGGCCACCTTCAGCGCAGCGGGAGCGTCGGCGGCATCATCGCCATAGCCCGCGGTGAAAAAGACGTCCACGGCATTCGGAACATGCTGTGTCAGCGGCCAAACCTGCAAATTAAGAGGCAAAAGTCGCGGAGGTTCCGAATCGCGGTCCATGGTGAAGTCCCCGGTCGGTGCAGCGCCCTTGTTCGTCCAGGTCAGGTCGCCATCAACGGTCGTTCCGGCGAGTGTCGCATTCCACGTCGGAGTCGATGCACCTGACTGTGAAGATCCGCCGGTCTCGGATTCCGTGATCGCACTAACCTGCTGCAAAAAGCCATTCGCCGCGATCTGATCTCCGATTTCGTACTCCGTGAGCGCGCGCCAGGCCTCTGGAGTTGGAAAGAGATCGTGCGAGGCTCCGTCCGTGCCGATGTAGCTGATTTTCGCGACGTTCACCAGCGGACAGCGCAAGAGCTTGATCGCTAGATGATCTGTGCGGTGCCTGTGGGTGTGGCGCGGCGCATTGTAATAATAGCCGGCGGCCCCGAAACCACTTCCTTCATGCTGATGGGGGAAGACGTCGTGTGACTGGCGATAGAGTTTGTTCACCAGGCTGCGGCCGGATTCGCTTTCAACCAGGTCGCGCGCAGCGGTGATATAGACGCCGAGCAGCGCATCCTCATCCGTGTTGACTATCCGGCAATGGAGCTTCACCTGGGCGAGCGTCAGCGGCTCCGCCTTCGGAGGAGTTTGGACGACGATAGATGACATGGAAGTTTATTTGCGATGCGCCTTCGATTTTTTCGCCACAGAGGACTTCTCGGGCTCCGCGGCATCGTCAGCAGTTTCGACGATATCTTCGCCGGCCGGTTCGTCGGCCTCGGTCACGAGTTCAGCGTAGCCGTGCCTTATTAGGTCGATCGCCACTGGCTCATGGACGTCTTTTATTTCGCCCTTTGTCGCGAACAGCGGGCGGCTGATCTCTTCGAGAAGTTTGATTTTCATTTTCACTCCTTGCGGGCACTGCTACCGCGGCGGATCCACTTGAATCTAAAAGCTCTGCGCGGCCGAGATCCACTAGCTGCCGACCGTCGGCGAATTTCACCTCGCGGACTTCTCCGGCGTAGCGGCCTATCTTCATGCGAATGAACATTGGGCATCCTCAGAAAGAGCAGCGCGCCGGCGGGGACAGAACCGGCGCGCGCTCGTGGATTGTGTTTAGGTCGTTTCGGTCGGGCTCTGCGTCTCGGCGAAACGCGCACCGGACAGGATCGCAACCGCACTGGCGATGACGCTGTTCGCGCCGTTCGTCAGTTGGAGTTGCACATAGGGCGAACCGTCGGCGAGCTCATTCGCATCGAGTTCGATGACGTAGAAGATCCCGTCATTCGCCGATGGAGTATAGCCGGCTGCGGCCACCGCAGTACGCGCTCCCAGCACATCATTCGACGCGCCGGCGGTTTCCTGTTTATAGATGCTGAACGGGATCGCCACCGGGTTCGAGCCCGAAGCGTCGGTGCATTGATTCACGAGAATCTTCGTCCAGGCCGCAGCCGAAACTCCGACTTGGATCAAAATGCTCGCGTGCTGATACTTCTTCATCGAGAACGCCTGAGCGGTCTTGCCTCCCGTAATGTCTACGGGCGCCAGGATGTTCACGAAGTGACCTTGCTCTGAAATTACAAAACCCTTCATTTGAGGCTCCTTCCTCGAAAAGATTTTTGTGGGGCGGCCCTTTGCCGCCCCGGAATTTGCATGGCGCTTTCTTCGCCCGCGTGCGCCATGCGGAACGCGGCCCTCTACCGAGTGCGAAGATTACGGACGTGTCGCGAGCGAGACGAACGGTGCATAAGTGTTCGTTCCGTTCTTCGGTGTCAGTACTTTCTTCCAGGCCGGCTGGCCGTCCACGCGGTAGACGAAGCGGAACACGCCCTCGTCGTTCAGGAAGCGGACGTGGATGGAGTAATCCTGCCGCGGTGCGCCCTTGTCGATAAGCAAATACTGGCTGAGATCGGCCAGCACGATGTCGCCGGGCGTTCCGAGCGTCGCTTGGTGCTCGGAGGGGATCACAGGACGGCCGAGAAGCATGCCGTATTGATTTCCGTTCTCGCCAGGAGGCGTATAGAGCAACTGCACCGCCGTCCCGGTGCCCAAGGTGAGGGGATAGAGTTTCGATTCGACGTCCTGATTGATGAACCATGCGGCGTTCTGGCGGCTGCGAGCCCAGAGGCGTTGCCACATGTTCAGAACGTCAAGCGTGGAGATGGTCGCGGTGGTATCGGCGGCATCCTTCGCCACCTGGACTACCGCTCCGCTATTCAGCAAGCCGAGAGGCTGGCCGGCGCCGGTTCCGTTCATGATGGCATCCTCGACCTTGAACATCATTTCCTCGGCGAACGCCTGAGAAATGACGGTTTCGAGGGCTGCGGCATCATTGAGCAGCTCGTCCGTGGAGTAGCAGAGGGCGATCAGCTTCTGGAGTTGCAGCTCGATCTGGCGGAACTTCGGCTTGGTGCCGGTGAAGGCATCGGCCTCATTCACCCAGTATGCAAGCACGCCTCCCCAGCGGCTGCCGTCAGCGCGGGAATCCTCATCGATTCCGTTGATTTTAACGCCATTGGCATTCGGACCGATCGGGATCCGGCGCACGCGCGAGGCAATTTGCCCAGTCTGATAGACGCGCATGATGAGTTCGGACGAGAAGTCCTTCTGGACGAGGAACCCGCCGTCAGAAGGCACGGCTTCGCTCATTCCGCTGGCCGCAGCCTGCAGACGCGGGTCGGAATTGCGTCCGCGGGTGCGTTCGTGCATCACGACGGCCTTGAGAAATTCGCCAAGTC